TACAGCTACTGCTGATGAAAAAGAAGCATTACGTAAGTTGAATAAAGCTAGTGCAGATGCTGATAAAGCTCGTTCACGTAAAGCTGCAGGAACTCGTAGTGCAGAAGCTCGTAAAGATAAAGGCATAAGTCTTGCTGGCATGGACGGTAAAATTAAAGTAGGTTCTAAAACTAAGTATAAAGATAGTGAGCTTATTGGTAGTAATACAAATGGTATTGTTCGTGAAACTGGTGAAATACTAGGTAATCCTACACCTAATCAAATTGATATGGCTGTACGTAATCTTGAAGCACGTAGCCGTTTGACACAAGAAGCTAAACGCAATCTTGCTAGACTTAAACGTATGAGTAAATCAGATCGTCAAGATGCCACACTACGTAGAATGGAACGTAGAATGGTGGATACAGGAAAAGATAAACCACGTAACTTTAAACGTGGTGGTGTAATTAAAGGCAAACCACGTACAGGCCATACCGATATGCGTATGGGCGGTATGTTTTATAAGTGAACATAGAGGAAGACTTACGGAGTTGGTCACGCAATGTGTTAGAAATACCTAACGACACATTGGGTGGCCTACCTGCTTGTCCTTATGCTAAAGAAGCATGGAAGCAAAACAAAGTAAATGTAATTGAAACATCTAACCTTGGAATAGAAACAATATGCCAAGCTAGGAAGTTTGATAATACGTATGACTTAGTTGTTGTAGCATCTTATACCTTTCCATCTCCATATGTATTCACAGATTTTATTGAATTTTTAAATAATACGTTTACAAAAGATGATCTGCACATTATGGGGTTTCACCCTGACTACGGTGCAGAAGATGCAGACTTAGACTTTCTATACGAACACGAATGGGAGTCTGCAATAGAGAAAGAATATGCAATGATGTTTATTCAATCTCTTTCTAAGGTGGACGATGCAAGTCGGAAGCTGGAAAAACTAGGATACTATAGTGTGTACCCATCTGAAGAATACCAAACCCTTGTGGTTGATCGTAGAAAACGGAGAACAAAGCAATGGCAATGAAACCTAGAGCAATGAAAAAGAAAACACCAATGCGTGGCGGCGGTATGGCTAAAAAGAAAATGATGCGTGGTGGTGGAATGATGCCCAAGAAAAAAATGATGCGTGGCGGCATGGCAAAGAAAAAGAAATAATAAATGCCCGACCTAAGTAATTCCAAGTTTCACACACAGGGGTACACTATTGCATCTACTTCGGCAGATGCTAGTGCTACCGTTGTGTATACTTGCCCTAATAACTTTAGTGCAATTACTAGGTATTTACATATCAGTAATAATAATAATGCTACTAAAAAAGTATACGTACAGTTTTACCATGCAGAAGATACGGCATATCACTATATTGCAAATGGTTTAAGTATGGCAGGTCACTCTGTAGCTAACCTAGTTAATGGTGGTTACTTTAATCTACATTCAGGTGATAAGATAGTAGTGTACGGTGAGACAGCAGATACTATGGAAATATTAGTTTCTGTAGAGGAATACTTTGATCCTAACCGTTAAGTGCATAACGGGCTTGCATTATTGTCTGTAGTATGGTATAACTAAGTATGATATAACTATCTCCACAAGGGTAAGGAATACTTACCTAAACATAAAGGAGATAGAAAATGTTTAAACGATTTGTAAAAGCAATCCAAAAAAGCCAAGAACGTAAAGTAGCCCTCTGGCAACTACAAAATATGTCAGATAAACAGCTACGTGATATAGGGGTATCTCGTGCCGAAATCAAAAGCAAAGTCTACAGTTAATGCGGCAGGAAATTATACAAAACCTGCTATGCGCAAGCGTATTTTTGAACGCATTAAACGTGGAACGAAAGGTGGACGTGCAGGGCAGTGGTCTGCGAGAAAGGCACAGCTACTCGCAAAAGAGTATAAGAAAGCTGGAGGGGGTTACAAGAAGTGACCCTCGCCAAGTCTCAAAAAAGTTTACGTAACTGGACTAAACAAAAATGGCGTACCAAAAGTGGCAAGCCTAGTGCTAAAACTGGTGAACGGTATTTACCTACTGCGGCTATTAAGTCTCTTAGCCCTAGTGAATATGCAGCTACCACAAGAGCAAAAAGACGAGGCACTAAGGCAGGTAAGCAGCATGTGGCTCAACCTAAAAAGATTGCAAAGAAAACCAAACGATTTAGAGCCGCCAGAGGGGGAATGGTAATATGACACTTATATCCCACTTTCCTTTACCTGCCATGCCTTTTGATACACACAAGAACATTGTGTTTGAATCTGGTAAGAGTGACACAGTAGAGGTCACACGTAAGGCTGTAGATAAAAAGGCAGATGAGTATAGATATGAAAGTATTTATGCATACCATCCCCATAATCAGAACAAACACCCAGCAGGTAAGCTGGTAGACTTTATAGTAGCATAAGAAAGGTAATATAATGCCATCCTCAAACCCCAAACGAGTATCTGCTGGTAAACATTTAACAGATGCAGTAACTAAAGCTGAAGCAAAAGTAGATAAAATACGTTTGCAAATACAAAGAATACAAGTAGCAAAAAAGAAAACAAAGAATGCAAAAGAAAGCCCAAAGATACAAGGACTACGTGAACAACTAAAAAATGCTAAAGCTGAATTAAAGAATGCTAAACTTAATGTTAGAAAACAACTAGGTTCACTTTACGAAGATCGAAAACAGTTTAGGGGTCAGGGCGGCGGCACATTAAATATGCCCTCTCAAAAATTAAAGGATCGTTCTGGTTTAACAGGACCACTACGTAGAAAATTAAATACAGGCGGTTTAGTTAAAAAAGGACACACAGATTATAGAAAAAAAGGAATGTTTAAATAATGGCACATACAGTAATTGATGATTATAAAATATTCCCACGATTAATGATGCTTGTCGTTACAATTCTAACATATCAATCTGTACATTGGTATATGTCTTTGCCTGATCCCACTACTGGACAGGCTGGACTTGTATCAGTATGTATGGGTGCATTGACAGGTTGTTTTGGAATCTGGATGAATAAAGAAGCAAAAACAGATAGAGGTACTAAATAATGAAAACTTTAACACTAGCAGCAGCACTAACACTAGCTGCAACAACAGCTACATCTGCCGATCTTATTGGTGGACTTAGCCTAACAACAGAAACAGATGTCAACTATACAACTGGTGTAGAGACATGGGCTGCAGACTTTACTCCATCTTTGGGTTGGGCAATGTACGGTCTTGATATGAGTGTAGCTACAACTATTGATCTTATGGGACTAGACCAAGATCAAATTTTTAACGGCGTAGACCTTAAAGCTGAATACAGTATTTCTAATATGGGTATTATGGCTTATGGTAAAGTATCTTCAGATGCAGACTTTGAATTTGGTGATGTGACTGTCGGTGCTAAACTTTCTTTTTAAGGAGTAAAGCAAATGATACAGGCATTAGTAGGACCAATAACTAGTTTAGTAGGAACTTGGCTTAATGGAAAAGTTGAAACAAAGGCTGCAGAAACTAAAGCAAAGGTTGCCAAAGCTGAAGCTGAAGCACAGATTATGCTCAGTCGGGCTACAAGTGAAGCTGATTGGGAAAAGATTATGGCACAAGGTTCTCAGTCTTCTTGGAAGGACGAGTGGCTAACTATTTTATTTTCGATCCCATTAATCTTAGTGTTCGTTGGAGATTGGGGTAGAGAGATTGTAGCTAACGGATTTGTGGCGTTGGAAACAATGCCTGATTGGTATCAGTACACACTTGGAGTAATTGTGGCTGCATCTTTTGGTGTACGTTCAGCTACCAAGTTTTTTGGAAAGAAATAAGATGGCTTTTAAATTAAGTGCAAGAAGTATTCGTAAACTTGAAGGTGTAGAGAAAGACCTAGTAGCAGTTGTCATGGATGCTATTACCTTGACCAAGGTAGACTTCGGAGTTACCTATGGCCTACGTACTTTGGAAGAACAGAAGAAGTTATATGAGTCTGGTAGATCGCAGACTATGAAAAGTAAACACCTAGATGGTAAAGCAGTAGACCTAGTTGCATACTTTGGTTCAGACATCTCATGGGAACTAAACGTGTACGATGACATCTGTGATGCAATGGCTGAAGCAGCTAGACGTAATAGTGTAGCAATTAAATGGGGCGCAGCTTGGTCTGAGGGAGACATTCGTATGTATCAGGGTACAGCCGAAGATGCTATGAATGCCTATGTAGACCTACGTAGATCACAAGGACGTAGACCATTTATTGATGCCCCACATTTTGAGATGATGTAATATGGCAAAAGGAAGACACCCACGTGCAGATGCCATGAAGAAAGCTGCACAGTTACGTAAAATGACACAGGACAATTCTACTAACACACGTGAAGTAGCAATTGAAAATGCCATATCTGAAGCACTGTCTGCTGATAATCCTATGCCAAAACTCACGTTAATCCAACGAATGCTTGAACGCCTTAAAACAGAATACGATAAAGATCGTGAGAAACGTTTTGGTGCAAAAGACTTTCGTAAGGGTGGTTGTGTAATTTCCATGACAGATAATAGAAAGAAAAAATAAATGGCTAGAGAATTAACAGAACGTCAACAAAAGTTTTTAGCTGTCCTTATGGACGAGGCAGGTGGTGACATTACCACTGCTAAAAAACTTGCTGGTTATTCTCCTAACACTACTAACACTGAAATTACAAACAGTTTAAAAGAGGAGATACTAGATGTTACCCACAGTTATCTCGCACGTAACGTACCTAAAGCTGCAATGGCAATGGTGGGAGCTTTGTATGACCCTACTGAATTAGGTATTCGTGATAAGATGGCAGCAGCCAAAGAACTGTTAGATCGTACTGGTCTAGTAAAAACAGAGAAGATGCAAGTAGAAGCAACAGGTGGTGTAATGCTTATGCCACCAAAACAATCACAGGATGATGATGACTAAACCACTAGGTACGTGGAAACTACCCCAACCGACAGACCTGCAAGAAGACAATGAATGGATACCCATTCCACGTGTTGCAAGAACAATTCCTTTTGGATACGAATTAGACCCAAAAGATGATGGAATACTCTTGCCAATTGATCACGAACTTGATATGCTTATGCAAGCAAAAAAATACTTGAAACAGTATTCTTATCGTGAAGTAGCTAACTGGCTCACACGAAATACAGGCAGAGACATATCACATGTTGGATTAAAGAAACGGTTGGACAATGAACGAAGAAGAAAAAACAAAGCTGGAAGCCTACGCAGATGGGCAGACTATGCGAAAAAGGCAATCGAAAAGGCGGAAGAAATCGAACGTACAAGGCTCGGTGCAAAAGCCCAAGATAACGAAGAAAAAGAAAGCAACGCAGCCTAAACCTGCAGTAGTAGTTGAGAAGCTAACACCTGTAGAAGAACAGCACAATGTTATATTCAAACCAAATGCTGGACCACAGACAGACTTTCTAGCTGCAGGTGAACGTGAGGTACTATATGGTGGCTCTGCAGGTGGTGGTAAATCATATGCGATGTTGGCAGACCCTTTACGTTTTATGGGACATCCAGCTTTTTCAGGATTACTACTGCGTCATACTACGGAAGAATTAAGAGAACTGATTTTCAAATCACAGGAAATGTACCCTAAGATTTGGAAAGGTATTAAGTGGTCAGAACGTAAAATGCAGTGGACTGCACCCTCTGGTGCTAGACTGTGGATGTCCTACCTAGATAGAGAAGATGACGTACTAAGATACCAAGGTCTTGCATTTAGCTGGATTGGCTTTGACGAACTGACTCAGTGGCCTACCCCATTCGCATGGAACTATATGCGGAGTCGCTTGAGGTCTACTGCAACTGATCTACCTGTGTACATGAGGGCTACTACTAACCCCGGAGGTAGAGGGCATCAT